ATGCCACTGACGCCACCAAGAGTGCAGGCTTTAACGACCTCGTCCAGATGGACACGCCGATTGTCGACGGTGCCACCCTCGGCACCAACTTCGTCATCTACAGCAGCGACAGCGTCTACAACATGGAGTTCGTCGGCGGCACCTTTATATTCAACTTCCGCAAGCTTTTTGATGACTGCGGAGTGATCAGCCAGAACTGTGTTGTCGAGGTCGAGGGCAAACACTTTGTGTTCGACAATGACGACATCTACGTCCACGACGGTAACACACGCCAGTCCATCTGTGATCAGCGTGTGCGCGACTATGTGTTTGCATCAGGCCTAGACACCTCGAAAAGCTCTGCCTGCTTTGTGCACCACAACGCTGCACTAGAAGAGGTATACTTCTGTTATCACACAGGCGACGACATGGTCACCCTAGAGGACGCCAGTCACTGCAACAGGGCAGCCGTGTATAACTACAAGGCAAACACTTGGTCGTTCATCGATCTGCCTAACGTCGTCGCAGGCACCACAGCCAACGTCAACACTGTGTCGACTTACGCAACAGCAAGTACAACTTACGCCAACACAGGCGGCTCCTATCATGATCAGGAGAGCTCCTTTGGTCGTCATAACATCTTCTTCTCGAAGTCTGTCGCCAACGGCCTGCCCTCGTGTGACAAGCTGCTAGCCATGGACGGCGCTACTGTCGGTGCCATTGCTGCACCTATAGACACCGCCGCCACCCAAAGCATCTTCTTGGAGCGCAAAGGCATAGACCTCGATCAGGAAGCAGGCAGCCCCCTCAGTGGCTACAAGGTGCTCAGAGGGTTCTACCCACAGGTCACTACGGATGACAGCAGCAGCACACTCACGTTTACTTTTGGTGCCAGTGACTTGCCTTCTGGTGTTCCATCTTATGGTTCTGCAGTTACCTATGATATGTCTACCGACCATAAAGTCGACACACGGAGCAGTGGCAGATACCTCAGCTACAAGCTCACAGATGCCTCCACAGACAAGGACTTTAAGTTCTCTGGCATGGACATTGATGTCGTCATCACAGGCAAGAGGTAGCACCCACGATGTCTTCAACAACTCTAAGCGACAAACAGAACACGCTTGTGTTCCCCTATGTAAGACGCCAGATGCCGTCCCTAGAAGACAGCCTCAAGCTATATCTCAGAGACGAGCTTCAGGCCATCGAGAAGTCTATACAGACGCTTGCAGATGCATCAATACAGGTGGCTGATGCAGCCCCTAGCAGCCCTCGGAAGGGCATGGTGCGCTACGCTGTGTCGCCATGGGACCCCCTCAGCAACGGCTTCAGTGGCCTTGTCGTCTACAATGGCACATCCTGGGCCGCAGTTTAACAGATGTTATTAGTTAAGACTGACCTCAGCATTCGGTCGTCCATCATGGCAATGCAAGAGTTACTGATGGAAGGCGTTGAGCAGGGCGAGATTACTGACGACAGCGACCAGACAGAGCTTGAGCACTTCTTTACGCCTCTAGATGAAGACTACGGCTGCTCAACATACGCACGCCAGTTGTTCATGCCAAAGGGCATGGTTGTCGTTGGAAAGCTTCACAAGAAGCCTCACCTGACATTCCTGATGTCTGGCACTGTCTTAGTCGTATCAGAAAACGGCGGTAAGCAAAGGCTGCAGGGGCCCACCACGTTTGTGTCGCCTGCAGGTGTAAAGCGCGTGTTTTACATTGAAGAGGACACCATTTTAACGACGGTGCACCTAACGAAAGAAACAAAAGAAGACGACCTAGACAAGGTCGAAGAAGAGGTCATCAGCCCCACCTACGAGGCTATGGGCTTGGAAGAGCCCGACATGAGGCGCTTCAACGAAGTCTTAGAAAACCTCTCACCTGACAACAATAATAATAAAAACAACAACAAGGGTAGATAAAACATGTCTTGGATCATGATTGGTTCTGCTGTTATCGGCGCAGGCGGTAGCTACGCAGCCGCAAAAGAGCAGTCGAGGGCTCAAGATAAAGCCAACACAGCTAACATGGCAGGCTTCAATCAGTACAAACCTTACGTCGACGCAGGCCTCTCAGGTGGTCAAGGTGCATTCAACGAGGCTTTGAATGCAGGTTACTACCAAGGCCCAACCTATGCAGGCCCCAACGCCTTCCAAACGAACACTGCGAACACCATGGGCGGCTACAGTCCAAACGTGATGAACACTGGGTTCAACATGATGAACACTGGTGCAGGCTTTGGTCAGAACTATCAGAACCTCTACAATCAGACCCAAGAAGACCGCCTCGGTACAGCCATAGGGTACGCCAACGAGAACGCAGGCGCTCTGACGGACAGCATCATGAGTGACGCACGTCGCAACACTCAGCTAGCCATGCAGGGCAACAACATGTCTGCATCTGGCACCGGCAACGCCAACTCTAGCCGCGCAGGTATTGCAGACGCAGCACTTCAGGGCGACTTGGCACGTCGTACAGCAGCCACAGGCGCTCAGGTGCGTGACCAGATGATTGACCGCTCGTTGAACCAACAGGGCCGCCAGTTTGCTGATGCCATGTCTGCCAACCAAGGTATGCAAGGTGCCTTCACCACAGGCATGGGTGCCATGGGAACAGGCGGTGACTTCGGCATGAACGCAGGCAGCTTCCTACAGCAGCAAGACCAAGCCAAGATGCTTGACGACAGGGCACGCTTCGAGGGCGACAGAGACTTCGCGTATAACCGCTACAAAGACTACATGAGCGGTATGCTTGGCCGAGCCCCGTCGACAGCTAACCAGTACCAAGCGAACACCGTCAGCCCCGGCGCTGCTGCAGTCTTCGGCGGTATGCAAGGGTATGGCTTCGGTGAGCAGTACGGACAGCAGATACAGAATAAGCTCCCAACAAACATGGGCGGCTACGGTAGCTACGGCGGAGGCGCTCCCCCTATGAGGCCCACAAGTTACGGAGGGCGTGCTTAAGATGATCCTCGCAAACAACCGCATGACCCATGACCCAAGGCACGCCAACGCAGGCGTCTTGGGCACCTACGTCAGTGACATGCCACGCTACAACCATGACGTTTTCCGTCGCACTCCTATGTCGTCTCCTGCTGCAGGCCCAAGCCTTGTTGGTCCAGTAGTGGACCCTAGTTATGGTGGAGCAGGTGAAGACTGGCGTACACCATGGATGACAAGTGGCAACATGCTGCTAAATGATGGGTTTGACAATGCAACGTACAAAAGTGACCCTGCGCTCCACTCGCAGTCAATCGACAAAGGTACAGTCCCTGAGCACATGCTGAAGAAACCTGCTCCTGCAGCAGCACCGGCAGCAACTCCTGCGCTCATAACAGGCAACGCACGCGGCTCTATGAAGCCCCCTGCAGCACTGTCGATCCCCAACCAACGCATCCCTATGGGTGAAGCCCTCATGCGTATCGGTGGAGCAGGTGTCGCAGCATCAGGACAAGGCGGCTTGGCGGCCATAGGTGCAGCTACGAATGCTTATGGACAGGTACAAGACGCAAACAGGCAGGCTGACATGGAAGCCTTTGCCATCGAGGAAGCACGCCGCAAGTCTATAGCTGACCGCATGGCTGCTTCTGCCTCTAAGAGTGGTTCAGCAGGTACTGGAGACACTGTGCAGAATGCGAAAGCCTTGGTGTCGCTACAGAATGCTGATGCCGTCTTAAAAGGTTTTGATGACTACGACAATGTCACAGGGATGGGCTATTGGTTTGCGCAGAAGTGGGATCAATTAACTGGTAATGAACGCGAGAACGTCCGACTAAAGATTAACTCAATGAAAGTTGACAGGGTCCTTGCCAACATCGCGCAAACCAAAGGTGCTATCTCCGAGAAAGAGATGGATATCTTTATGTCCGACCAACCTGCGTGGACAGCAGGAGAGGACATCTGGCGCAAGTGGGTTACCGACTACAGAAACGCACTTCTTGTAATGCACACAAACCTAGCCAACGGCACCACTGTTGCACCTTCGGGTGGCGGTGACCTCACAGCACAAGAACAACAATTCTTGAACGGCGGTTAACTCACATGAATGCATATACTGTCGAAGACTACCGCGCAGCGGCCAAGAAAGCTATGGCTGCAGGGGATCAA